CATTTCAGTTGAATGATACAACGGAAGGAATTGCTTACATTTCTCCAGACGTTTTTGTAATGAATCCACCAGCTGCAACAATAAACACATTCACGTATACATTTCGGGATTGTTTTATTCAAAATAATAATGCATTTAATTTACAATATAATTCGTCTATTCCCATTGACTGGACTACAATAACCCCACCTGGATCATCAACTGCATATTATGGCACTTTAACAGGATACGCCGTGCCGTATTCTTCGGGCATTGTGACGGTTAACAGCGGGAATTTGCCAAACGTGATCGGTCCCGGCGTGGAGCCGGATGGCACGCCGTCCGGGCTCTTCATCACGCAGGACTACAACGTGGAGAACCAGCGCGAGATTCTGCAGCAGCTCGGCATCTTGCTGAACGGCGCCTATCGCGAGAACATGCTGGAAGCGGGCGTGTACAACTACGTGGAGAAATACATCCGCACCGCGGGCTCCGCGCCGTTCGGTTTGTATTTATACAACTTCGGAATGAATGCGAGCAACATCACGTACCAGCCCAGCGGCGCCATTAACATGAGCAAGTTCTCCACCATTGAGCTGGAATTCAGCACGTACCCGCCGCCGCTGGACCCGAGCGCCAACTTTTACACGATTTGCGACCCCGAAACGGGGATCCCCGTGGGGGTCAACAAGCCGCAGTGGCGCATCTATGACTACAACTACGACTTGACCGTGCTGGAAGAGAGGTACAACGTGCTGACGTTCATCGGCGGCAACTGCGCGCTCATGTATGCGAGATAAATTCAATGTGGTTCATTGTGACTTTTTTGAATATTATAATAATTTAGTATTATAATAACTGGGATCCACAATGAATCTTAAAAACATAAAACACACCAAGGGCACCGGCGCAGCCCATCTCAAGGAACCCTATTCCGCCCAGCCATTTTTTGATTATGCCATGGTCATGTTGAAAATATTGGCCGGAATCGGGGTGTTTAACTGGATCACCAGCTGCAATTTTTTGAATGCATTGAACATTGTCCCCGATCACGATTATCCCAATATTCCAAATGGCGCGGAGGTCAACCCGTATTGCCATGACAGCAAATGCATGATTTCGAACCAGAACGCGAACGACCCCGCTGCAATGAACCAGAAGACCATTTTTTGGATGATGAAGTGGTGGTGGCAAGCCACTCAACTGCCGGGGCATAAGACCGGGGGCTGGATACTGAATGGCTACTTCACAAAAATAAAGGAGTTTGCGAAACCCATGAACGCCGACACCGGCGACTCCATGTTTTCTTTCATCAAATGGTTTTTATTTGGGCTGTTTTCTCACATTTCATGGGGGCTCATGCTCATGTTTTCATTCGTCCTGGCCATTCCAGGATACGTTCAAGGGTTGTTATCATTTACCGCTTACACGGGAGTGATAACAAATAAAATAGTTAAATACATTTGGATATTTTGGCTGTTTTTATTGTATTTAGCAATCACGTTCTGTCTTGGATGGGTTTCGTTTTTTCCCGCGATATACACGTACATTCATTTGCTGTATCTATTCTTGATTAAACCGTTGAGCGACAACGCGGACGGCTTCAAGACGGAATTCATGAAACGGATGAAGCATCTCATCATGGCGTTCGTCATTGCGGCAATCATCATTGCGTTCGTTCAATTGCCGACGGAATCCGCCGGAACCTTGACCGGCGTCGTGTTTTTATCCGGGTTGTTAATAAATCACATGAACCCGAATAAGACGACATAATAACCTTGTCAAAATCATAATAAACCCAAGTTTATTATCATATTATTATCGCATTATTATTACACCCACACCCCCACACCCCACAACATGCGTCCGTTTGTCAGCGTGTGCACGCCCACGTTCAACCGTCGCCCGTTCATTGCCGCCATGTTGCAGTGCTTCAACCATCAAACCTATCCGCGCGACCGCATGGAGTGGGTCATCATTGATGACGGCACCGACCCGATTGAAGACCTCGTGTCACAGCATCCGTGCGTGCGGTACTTCCGGCTTGAAGAAAAGGTTTCACTCGGTAAAAAACGCAACATGATGCACGACCAAGCGCGCGGCGACATCCTCGTTTACATGGACGACGACGACTACTACCCGCCGGACCGCGTGTCGCACGCGGTGAACACCCTGCTGGATCACCGAAAACGGAAAACGGGCATCAAGCTCGCGGGCAGCAGCGAAATGTGCATTTATTTCAAATCCGGGGAACTACGTTCCCCGCACCCCTCCTCCTCCGAAGGCTGCGGTCAAATGGTGCAGTTTGGTCCCTACGGCCCCAATCACGCCACCGCCGCCACGTTTGCGTTCTGGAAGGAGCTGCTCGCCGACCGGAATCTGGCATACGACGAGTCCGCGTGCTTGGCCGAAGAGCGCGCATTCTTGCGCGGGTACACCGTGCCCATGGCGCAGCTGGATCCCATGAAAGTCATTCTCGTGTTTTCGCACGAGCACAACACGTTCGACAAGCGCACGCTCCTTTCAAACTTGGGGCACAAAAATTCGGGCATGCAGATAAGCACGCGCGAAGTGACCGATTTTATAAAGGAGCCCGACCTGCTGCGGTTCTACATGTGCGACGTGGACGCCGCGCTGCAAGCCTACGACCCCGGCCATCCGTCCATGAAACCAGATGTTCTGCAACAAATACGAGAGAAATTACAGAAAAATCAACAACAACTGCATCAACCACCGCAACCGCAACCGCAACCGCAACCGCAACCGCAACCGCAACCGCAACCGCAACAATCCCAGGAAGCAATTTTGAAGACTGTAATCGCGTTCAAGGCGCCGAACGCAATCAGCCGCAGCATGACCGTGGAGGAATTGATTCAGACCGTGCAATCGCAAGCCGAAAAGCTGGAAAGGATGCGAGAAATGTGCAACAAAAAAATCCGCGAGAATTCAGAACTGCTTGCCACCATTCATGACCGCGACGAAGTCATCGCGGCGCATCTGGAGACCATTGAGCGCCAAGGCGCGCTGCTGGATGGGGGGGGTATAATAAAATAATGCAATCCTTCGTGCGCAAATGCAATCAATCAATCATTCATTCGCAAATGCAACCATGCGATTCACCCACCTCGTCCGGCATAACTTCGCTGGGATACGTGCATTTGTCCAGGTAGCGCTGCATGCGCTGAATGTCCAGCTTCGTGATTTCAAACTCTTCCATGATGCCGTCCATTTGTTGCTCGCACTTGTCGTTGGCAAACACGTTTAAGAAAAAGGCAAACAAGTCCTTCTTGTCCATTCCGAATTTTTGGCACATCATTTGAATGAACAGCGCGTTGTTGTATTCGGTGCTGTATTTGGTCAGCACCTTGGTGAACCGCACCTCCGACGGGTTGAACTTGGGGCGCGTTGCAAACCGTTCGTGATAGAGCTTGTTGTTGTAAAACGTTTTAATCAGGGAGCTCATTTCGTTGAACTGCCAGATTTGTTTTTGAAACGTGATGCGGTCAATGTAGTCCGCAAAACAAATGTTGTCCAGCGCGTCCTTGTAAAATCGGAACGCTTCCATTTTCTGCGGCTGTTTCGCCAGCACGTCCACCACGTTTTCGTGCCACAGCAGACCCACGATGGTGCGGTCCGTTTCGTTCATGAGCGCGGAATGCTCCATCAATTTGCACGGCGCGTTTATTAGTTTTTTGACAATGGTTTTGCTGTCTTCGTTGTTGGCCTTCGGCTGGAAAATGGTTTCAATCAGCGCGCTGCTGTAACTGTCCGATTGTTGGGGCTCATTGGTCGCGCTGCCGATGTTGTTGAAAATGCTGCTAATGGTCGCAATTTTGCGGAGGTCGCCCTGCATGAATCGCGCCACATTTTTGTGCAGCGCGGCATTGCCCGAATGCAGCGTGGACTTCAGAATCACGCCAACCTGCTCCAGCGTGGGCGTTTTAAGTTCAAACGTCACGCACACTTTCATCAGTTCGCGTATTTTCTTGTCCATGTGATAATTCCCGACGCATATGATCGGGTTCATGGTCACGTCTTCCAGTCGCTGCTTCTTCGTCTTTTTGGGACGCATGAGTTTGATCAGCGTGTTGATGCCGCCCTTGTCGCCGCTGTTCATGCCGTCTATCTCGTCCATGACAATGGCTATTCGCTTCGGCTTTTTCTGAAACATGGAAAGCACGCTGTGCTCGCTCATGTTGTGATTGGTGATGAGGTCAATGATGGACTTGTTGCGTATGTCGCCCGCGTCATACTTCACGGTGTCGTAATTCAGGGTTTTAAGCAGCTGCACAATGAATTCGGTTTTTCCCACGCCCGGGTTTCCGTACACGTAAATGCCCCGCTTGATCATCAAATCGTTTTTTTTGCTATGGAACGCATCCAGCGCGGCTGCAATCTCGGTCGCAATGGATTCGCGACCCAGCACCTCGT